TGTCAACCTCGATGGGGCAATTATCGCCGACTCCATTGGCGCGCAGCGGATGGGCGAGATGATTGGCGACAACATTATCCGCAAGCTTAAGAAAAACGTTAGGTTCTAATATGTCTGCTCCAACCGTAAACACAATCGGCCAGACAGCAGTTGGCAAGACCACGATCACTGTCCAGGGTGAAATAACAGCCACTGGTGGCTATAACGCGACCGAGCGCGGTTTTCAATACAACACAGTCAAATATCCCGATAAAACCAAATCCGAGTCTGGCAGCTTTGGAACCGGCACCTACAACCTCCAGCTAACAGGCCTGACGCCTGGAACTACCTACCACATTAGGGCGTATGCTACCAATCAGGATGGGACAGGGTACGGCAGTTGGGTGGCTATCACCACCGATGCCGCTACGTACAATGTGACCATAAACTCGGTGGATCGTACGGCGGATGTAATCCACCAAACTATTATCATCGAGGACATTATCAATGACCTCCAAAACGCCTGTAGGCTATCTTTGATGGATTTATCGGGCGGCGGAATTCCAGGCCCCGATGAGGAAATTACCATTACTTTAGACGACGGCACGGTGATTTTCGGCGGGTACGTTGTTTCTGTTGGGATGAGCGAGAGGGCCGGTGGCGGAGATGTTTGGGCGAACATAGAGTGCATTGACTACGTTCGGCTTCTCGATCATAACCTGGTCCACAAAACCTACGAGGACATGACCGACAAAGAGATCATCGAGCAGATCGTAGACGACTACTGCCCAGGTTTTGGCATTACAACGACCAATGTTCTTGAAGGGGTAACGATCGACCAGATAAGCTTCAACTACGTGCAGCCATCGCAGGCGTTTAGGAGAATAGCCGAGCTGGCCGGCCGCAACTGGTACATCGATTATTCCAAGGACATCCACTATTTTCCACTGGCGACTGACAGCGCCCCGTTTAACATTGACGTCGATAGCGCTGAGTATTACAACCTAAGAATCAGCAAGGACGCCAGTCAAATAAAAAATCGGGTCTATGTCCGGGGTGGTACTAAACTATCAGCGTTTACAACCTACTCGGAGAAGGGGGATGGTGAGAAGGTCAAGTTTAATTTGCCGGACAAACCACATAGTGTTACGTTAACAGTTAATGGTGGCGCCAAAACAGTCGGTATCAAGCACATCGACACCTCCGGCTACGACTGGTACCTCAACTACCAGGAAAAATACCTCGAGCAAGACAGTGGTGGCAGTGTACTCACCTCGTCTGATATTCTAGAAGTCACGTACAAATACGATATTCCTATCTTGGTTGCTTTAGAGAACGCTAGTTCGATCGCTGCACATGGTGTTAACGAGTTTGCTATTTTCGATACTTCGATCGCTACCACAGACGCGGCACGAGACCGAGCTGGCGCTGAGCTTACCGACTATGCCAATAATCTTATAGAGGGCGAGTTTGAAACCTACGAGGCCGGCTTCGTGTCGGGCCAGTACATCAACATTAACCTAGCTGCGTACGATATTGACGATAACTACATCGTTCAGAAGGTGATCGCGCGAGCAATGGGTGGCGGAACCTACAAATACACAATCTACATGGCGAGCGCTAAGACTGTCGGCATCATTAAATTCCTGATAGAGCTTTTGGAGGCAAATCGTAATATAATAACCTTGGACGACAACGAGGTTGTCGATGAGTTGCTCAATGTGGCAGACGGCCTGTTATCAGACAGCCTGCTTGATAGCTTACTAATTGACAGCGCGGGACCGTACGCCACCTGGTGTACCGACAGCCTGGAAACGTCACCAGATACCAGAGCACGGTGGAACCTATTTCAGTGGGGATAACATGAAACAGCTAATACAGAAAGACGAACAAGTTACGCTAAAGGGGCAGCTAAAGATTGAGCTGCACAACGTAGTAACCGGGGAGCGGGATGTCGTTGTTTACCCCAATTTGGTAACTACCGTTGGCAAAGAGTCCATCGCCAGCGCTCTAAAGGGTACTACGGTCAACAACCAGGGGATCATCACCTATTGCGCGCTTGGTCTTGATGACACGGCCCCAGCTCTAGGCAATACCGATCTCGGGAGCGAGCTGGCGCGCAAGGCGGTATCGGTTCGCAGTGTGGCCAACAACATTGCCACCTTCCAGACGTTTTTTACAACATCAGAGGCGATCGGAGCGCTTAAGGAGGCAGGACTTTTCGGTGACGACGCCTCGGCTGCGGCCAACTCAGGGACGCTGTTTTGCCACGCCGCTATTGACCGGACTAAAAGTTCCAGCGATACTCTAACTTTAACTTGGACAGTAGCGATCGGTTAGTGTTACCATAGCTATGTAATTATGGATCATTCGACAGTTGCCACAGCCGGGGTTAACGCCGTCGCCCTAGAATACAACGGCCTGCGTGTTGATAAGCAGCTCGGGTGGATGAAGCCGGCCATCAAGGTGGGCGGTATTTACCAAAACGACTCCTGGGCCTACCAGAGCGTTTCCGGTCAGGTGGGGACTGTAACCGTTACCACCGATGCCGCCACACGGTACGAGACAGGGCAAAAGGTACGATTTAAACAGGGTGGTGCGTATAAATACTTCTTCATTGTTGCCGTTACCGCTACGACCATCGACATTACCGCCGGGACGGACTACACACTGACTAACGCCGCTATCACTGATCTATATATCTCCGGTGTAGATAGGCCGCTTGATTGGCCACTCAGGCACAGGCTTGGTGAGAGCATAACAACGGTAAATTCTTCGGGTGCTGTTAATTACACCTCAGCAACATGGGAGGCCTTAACGGGGATGTCAATTAGTTTAAGTGCCGCCGAAGTCCCAGTAGACTCTACAATACTTATTTGGTTTGGATGTGACCACAAGCGCAATGCTTCGGGCGAGCATCAGGTTAGCTTCAGACTTCGAGCAGGTAGTACCACTATTGGGTCGACCATAGAAACATATACAAATAGAGAGGGTAGCGGTGCGGCTTACAGGCATGTTGAAATGCATCGGGCGCACGATGTAAGTGCGGGGGCAGTAGTTATTACTGCGCAGACTTCGCACAGTGACGGTGAGACATACGCTAAGAATAGGTACATGACGGTTATGGTTGTATCCCGGTGAGTTCGGGAGTGTTATGCCAAAAGATAAAACAATTAAAGAAAGGATTGCGGTGGTAGAAAACGAAGTTAGAAATCTTGGCGAGGGTGTCAAGACTGGATTCAAAGGTGTGGGGGGTCAGCTTACCGCCTTGAATAATAAGTTTGACAACCTAGATAAGAAGTACGCCACAAGGGAGTCTTTGAAGGCTATGGGCGATGGGTTTGATGGCAGACTAAAACCGATCGAAAAGGTTGTTTATACGATCGTGCTAGCGGTCGTGTTGGCTGTTCTGGGGGCAGGTCTATCGTTTATTATTAAATGATAACCCTTCCGAAAGTCTACTCTCAGAGAGACGAGAGGTGGAAAGACAAAATGCTGGGGTTTTCGACAGTGTCCACCCTGGGCTCTTATGGGTGCATTGTCACTTGCTTGGCGATGATCGCTCGGTACTTTGGCAAGGAAACCGATCCCGATAGGATGAACGAAGATCTCAAAAGTGTTGATGGCTTCCAAGGCAATGTCTACTATAGGTGGAGCTCGCTGGCCAAAATCTACCCAGACATTAAGTTTACTGAGTTTGTTAATACTCCAACACCGGTTACTCTCGCACAGTTTACTGAGATCGACGCCCACCTGGAAAAAGGCTTTCCGGTGATGCTAAAGGTGGACTACAATCCGGCGACCACCTTTGTAGAGCAGCACTTTGTTCTCCTGGTTGGGAAGGTTGGTAACTCCTACAAGATCGCCGATCCGTGGACGGGTACGATTGAGAGCTTCACTGCCAAGTATGGAACGGCCAAATACGCCATCCAGCGCTTCATTTTATACGAGGGACCGATTCCGGAGGGGGGTGGTGACGACATGCCTAGTCAGGCTGAGTTTGACGACCTACGTAGAGATGTTGATAACCTTGACCAAACCAAAGTTCCCGATCTTGTCAGCGGTTTAGTACAAGTAAACGAGAGGGTTGACGAAATTGGGCCGGTGTTGGAGAGGGTTGATACCACTGTCAGCGCGATACCCGATGTTAGTGGCGATCTAGTAGATATTCGCGGTGAGATCCAGAAGATCAAAGCCAAATTGGAGAAGTCTGGCATACCTGTGGGTAACTTTGGATTGCTAGACAGGATGCTATTCGAGATCAGCGAGTTGTGGCGAGTGGTTAAGAAAGCGATCAAAGGGGGTGAGAAGTAGTGGATGCACTCATAGAGGGAGTTGGTTTCTTCGGCTTGTCGTTTGTGCCATTAACGATTGGGTTCGTGGCTGCTGCTAAGATGGCCGGTCTGGCTAGTAGGTATGCCCCGCTAATGTCTATGTTAGTTGGGATTGGCTTAATGTTATTGTCTGGTGCGGAATTAGGAAGGGGTATAGTATTGGGAATTGCCACTGGTGCGGCTGCTTCGGGATTGTACGATTTTGGCAAGAGGACAGTTGCTGGTAGATAATTACCGCATATTTCCCGCATATCATATAGTTAATGCGGGAATTGTGCGGGAAATACGCATTAATCAAAATCCTCGCAATATCCCGTAACGGTGGGCTTAAGTGAATAATTCCCGCATAATCCTCACGATGCCATCGGTCAAACGCAATAATTCCCGCAAAAACGAACTTGCTGATGAGGCGCACGTCCATTAAGATCTGAAGCAGTAGTGTGCGCTAGGCCATGATTACCCCAAACCAACCGAAAACAGAAGTTAACAGCCACCGAAAGGGTGGTTTTTTTGTTAGAGGTGATAATGAGTAGAACAACAAAGTTTTCAAAACATAAAGAAAAGAACGGCGATACCATTACAACGCATTATGGGAATACACGTTATTACCGGGATGGTGAGAAGCTGGGTCGTGTAGAAGATCTGCGTGGGGATGTCTGGCTGAAGCTACTGAGGGAGGGAAAGCTAGACCCAATGTCAAATATTCTTGATTAGTGTTGGTTGAGTTGGGCTACTGACTTTCCCGGACGGTAGCCCTACCTAGCTAATACCTAGACTGCCGCCGCGGGGAAACTTAAATGCTGGCATAGCGGTGGATCAACAGGAAGGCCAGATATTCAGGCGACGGGTGACCATACCCAACGCCGTTCTGCAGAACAAACCACATTTCTTAATAAGCCTATGCCCAGTAGGTAAGTACCCTCATGGGGAATACAAGGAGCTTATATGTTTGGGAAACACTAGGCTCAGGGCTCCACCCCAACGAATATGTATATTGATGATATTGAAGACATCAAACAGTTAGGATTTGGAGACTTTGAACTCCTCTACGATAAGGATAGTAACGTGCTTACTGTTCTGACTCTTAAAGGGTGTTGTATGGGAAAAGTAGTTATAAAAAACGGGCGGCACTGGCTCGATCTATCTCCCAACCTGCTTGGGTTTTCCTGATCCACCGACCCGTTTTGACAACTTGGGACATCTATGTTACATTGGTATTATGAGAACCCAAGGGCACAAAAACCGCCGAAAGCGAATCTTGCCGGTGTGGCTAAGTATTGCTGATGACTACAACGACGGCTTGCTAATTAAAGATATCCGTAATAGGAACCCCAACCCCGCTACTGGAAAACCCTACACGCGCCAGCACATCCACTGGATTTTGAGAAGGCTGCGCCCGCTTGGGAAAATACTAGCGTGAACCCGCCATCTGTAAAAGATATTAAACTGGCCGAGATTGAGAAGGACTTGGAGGAGCACCTAACGCCAGAAGAGAAGAAGGCCGTCAGCCGCTCCGAGTCTAAGGGTATTCGTACCTACGCCTGTCCCAAGTGCGGCAACGCCTACCGTGGAAAGCACATAACTGGGATTATCGTGTGTGGGCGCTGTGGCTGGAGAAGAAAAGATGCCCCTAAGAGAAAAGCAGATTCAAAACCAAATAATTGAATACCTCAACCTCCGTGGTTGCTATGTCTGGACCCAGAATGCGGGCCAGATACCAATTCAGAGTGGGGACAAGCGCCGGTTTATAAATGTTGGTAAAAAGGGGATTAGTGACATCGTCGGTATTAGAAGGCGGGACGGTAGGTTTATCGCGCTCGAGGTCAAAACTCCCAAGCGCCGGAAGCGGGTCACATTCCACCAGCGGGAGTTCCTGGACCACATTCTAGAGTGCGGCGGGATAGCCGGAGTAGTAACTAGCATTGAGGAGGCGGAGGAGCTAGTCAAATGAACGAGGACTTTAGAACGCTAAAGATAATCTTTACTAGGCACGCCAAGGGGCGCCTGAACGATGCCCAGCTGGGATTTAGACGTGTCTACGGAATGATTCGCAACAGTGAGGTGGTCAAGCTTCCAGGCATGAGTGACTACAAGTGTGCCAAGTACGGTCCCAGATCACAGGATGGGATGATATACCTGCGAAACGGGAGCTACATTTTTACGTGCCGAGTTGTAGAAAATAACTTCAAGCCCGGCGAGATGGTTCTGCTAGTGATTACCGCGACTGATCAGCGGGCGACGGCGGGTCGTAAGGGCCACCAATTTGGTGCTTGACAGGCATTCTGTGGTGTGTTACATTCGTGTTACAGTAGGATTAGATAGGGGGTG